CCGAGCCCCGGCTCAGCTGGGAGGGGTTGGGGGTGGGACTCCTAAAGCCACAAATTTTTTAAAAATTTTTTCCCTCAACCCCTTAGCGGGGGATTCGCCCCTGCTAAAAGCGCATTTTTTGCGCGTTTCGTCCCCTCCCCGCGCATTTTTTGCGCCTAAATCCTCCTTTTCCCAACCTAGGTAGGGGAAGCGGCCCACCCACCCACGCCATACGCCCCTACGGGGCGTATGCGCTACCTGGGGAACTTTAAAGCTTCCCCCCTCCCCGAGAGCGACCGTCTGGAAGCGGCCGTTCACGGGCCTCTAGTCCCGTGATCTTCCAGGGAGCGGAAAGCAAGAACCCAAGCTTTAAAGGCCTTTTCTTCTTCTTCAGCTCCCCTTATGTATAAGGGGCCTGAAGAAAGGGGTTTTGCTTCGCAAAACCCCTTTCTTTTAAATAACTTCCCGCTCTTCAGGGGGGTCCAGCAGGGGAAACTCCCCTCTCCCCCCTACTTGACACCACCCTAAACATGGATTAAAGTACTCTATGCCGGGGGTTTGGGGCGGCTCCTCCTCTCCTCCTCCGCTCCTCCTCCGGCACTTAACCCCTTTTCTTCTCCGTCACTTAGGAGGATTTAAAGCCAGTGCCATTTTGGAAAAAAGACTCAAAGCCCTCTCCTGAAACCCGAATAGCAACCGCCTTGGAGAGGCTCGTGGCTCTCTACACCCTTGAACTCCAAGCAAAAGGGTTGACCACGTACCTTGGACAAGAAGCAGGAGAGGTCATCCTAACTGACGAAGATGCCATTGCGGCGAAGGAACTAGAAGATGAGCTTAGAAGAAGGTATGGACTCCCAGAAACCCACGACTTCAGCGTCCCAGCTCCCGCTCTCCCCGGAGGGGGTAAAGCGGGGACGTGGGAGGCCGCGGAAGTCAGCACCCCCGCCGGAGGAGAAAACCCTGAGGCCCTCTTCGGAGCAAGCTGGGGACTTGGGTTTGGACCTGAAGGCGCGGAGAGCTTTGAACCAAGAGCTGAGGAGGCGGGGACTTTCCAACTCGGACCTCCCGGTTCCCCTTTCGGATCATATTATCAAGAGAAGCAGAAAGGGGAAAGCGGGCCAGATAGTGGTGAGGAACCTGAGCGGGGTGCAAAACAGCTCCGCGGCTCAGCTGGCGAGAAAGCTGGAGAATGAGATAAGTCAGAACAGGGAGGACCTACTAGAGAAGCTGGAAGCCTCAGGGAGCACCAACCAAGCCATACGAAAGGTGGCGGGGCTCTTGGAAGCAAGAAGTGACTTCTCTCTAGCCCGGTGTGTCGCGGAGGCGGGAGCAGATGTGGCAGGGGTCCTGGACGCATACACTAAGGGGGCTCTAGCCCTAAGAAAAACCGAAACCGTCCTGGAGATTTATCGCCAGATGCCGCACCTTGTACGAGACCTAGCCCGCCACGCGATAGACCAGGAGCAGGACTGTGAGGTTTGCCTAGGGGTGGGGAAGGTTACCGCGGTGGCAAAGGGGACCCACTTGACTAAGAGCTGCCCTAGGTGCAAGGGGAGCGGAAAAACCCTCACCACGTCTGAGCACAAAGCTATGGCGGTGAAGGAGCTTTTGGAAATCTCCGAGATTAAGCCGAAGAAGAGTGGACTAGCGCTGAATGTAAACCAGGGGGTGCAAGTAAACGTCCCGGGTGGTGGAGGAGATCTCCTAGCCAGGATGAGCAAAGCCGCAGATGAGGTCCTCTACCACCAGTCGCCTTCGGCGACCGGGGGACCTATAGATGCGGAAGTAGTGGAGCTAGAAGAGTAGTGTACCATCCAGAGATTGTGGAAAAGGCGCGCCTGAAGCTGGAAAACCACTTCAAGCTGGAACTCCCTTACTGGACCTACCCTCAGGTGCAGGAGTTCAGTCATAGGTTGAAAGGGAAGTTCGACGAGGAGGGGAAGCAGCTAGGGGCGCTAGCCCCGGAGGAAGAGCACTTCATCCTAAGCAGTCGCCTACTTAGCAAAGTGGACTTCCGCTTCTTCCTAACCCGCTTCTGCCTGATACTTAGTGACGAAAAGCGTCTAGTCCCTGTGGTTCCTTGGCCCTCGCAGGAGAAGGTCCTGAAGGTCATGGCGGAAGAGGAGCTTAGACAAGAAGGTTTTGGAGTTGCCAAGATCCCCCTGGTGCTTCTCAAGTCTCGACAGGTTGGCGGAACCGTCCTTGGGGAAGCCCTGGTAGCGCATATGGTTTTCCTAAACCCCAACACCCAGGGCCTGATAGCAAGTGACCACCCAGACACGAGCCTTAACCTCTACCATGTCCTCACGAGAATGTATGACTCTATGCCACCCTGGTTCCGTCCCAAGGCGGAAGGGCGGGTGAAGGGCACCCACCTTCACTTTCACGAGATAGACTCGGATGTGCTGGTAGGGGCGGGAAACCAGCGGACCACGATGGGTCAGGGTATGAACATCGACGTCTGCCATCTGACCGAGCTTTCCACCTGGGAGTTCCCATCCTACATAGACGAAGACCTCATGCCGGCTTTCACCAGCTCTAGAAAGCACCACTCGGTGATCCTGATGGAGAGCACCGGAGCGGGAGCAAAAGGGAACTGGTTCTACGAGCACTTCATGGCGGCTTGGAAGAAGCAGACCAGCTTCAAAGCCCTCTTCGCCGCTTGGTACCTCAGGCCGAATAATAGGTTGAACTCAGCGGGTTTTGAGTTCCTTCCCCACACCCTCAACATGGCGGAGCGGGTGAAGAAGGAGACTGGAGAGGAGCTGGACAGGGAGCAGCTGGCATTCTACCAGCTCACCCGGAGGGACTTCGAGGCGAAGGGGGACTTGGAGAAGTTTTACCAAGAGTATCCTTCCACCGTGGAAGAAGCCTTCCAAACCGGGGTGAAGAGCTGCTTCAGCCTGGAGTTACGGGCAAAACTCCGGGATGCGGTGAAGCGGCCGGTTTTCGTGGGGGAGGTAAACCTCGCCACCCAGAAGTTGATAAAGGTGGACATAGAGGATTACGTGAAGTCCGAGGACCCCTTCAAGAGTTTCAACCGATTGGTGATCTGGGAGCTTCCGAAACCTGGAAACATCTATGTCACCTCGGTGGATGCCTCCCATGGGCTAGCTCAGGATAACGCGGCGATAGAAGTGATCCGGGTAGGAAACAGGAGGAAGCAGGATGAGCAGGTGGCGGAGTGGGCAGGGAACCTACCCCCAGGGGACCTCGCGGTTGTAGCCGCCGTAATCGGGAGGATCTATCGGGACAAGGGCTCAGACCTGGACTGTCTACTAGCAGTGGAGAGTAACCCGGGCTCCCCCGGCACCACCACCCAGCTCGTCCTCCAGCAGCTAGGCTACAATAACCTCTACATCGACCATAACCCGCACTCCACCAGAGGAAACTACAAAGATCGGTATGGCTGGTGGACCACTACGGGGACCCGCCCTCTCCTGATCAACACCCTGCTGGAGTTCCTAGGAAAGGGCGAGGTTCAAGTCAACTCCCCGGACCTGATCCAGGAGATGGGGAGCTTTGTGCGGACCCAAACCCCGGGAGGCAGGATCCACATAGCGGCCTTCGACGGATACCATGATGATCGGTTGATAGCTCTAGGGATAGCCCTCTTCGTAGCTCACGAAGATGATGTGGTGAACATGGCGGAGGAGAGGAGGAGGCATGCCACTGCGAAGGAGCGCCAAGGAACGGGCCTTAGGCCTATCCAGCAGATCCGGGACCTAGCCGCCACCATGGGACACGATGACACGGTGGAGGGACTCTACCAGAAAGCCCTTGACTCCGCGAGGGAGCTTAACCCAAACGGCTAAAGGTTAGTTGACTGTGGGGATAGACTCCCCTAAAATAGGAGGTCAGATGATAGTTAGTTTGAAGATTCCGGATGAACTGTACGAACAGTACGCGAAGAGGAATCCAGGGGATCCCAGGAAGGCACTCGCAGAAGCGCTGGAAACCTGGAAGAACCTGGAACCTGGAGTTCCCAGACTGATTGTGGAAAACCCGGAGCTGAGAGAGCTGAAGACCCTCACCCAGGTGGATCTGAGTCAGGCTAAGAACCTCCTCGCCTGGGCTAAGCGCTCAGCGAAGGTTTCTGCCGCAGGTGTAGACCTGGAGCTGCCGCTAGGAGTTCGGGAAAGGCTTCAAGCCCAGGCGGACTTTATGAAGGAGCCCTACCAGGAGTTCGCTAGGAAGCAGCTGGCAGCGGCAATCACACGAGCTTTGGGGGTTTAACATGGGGAATACATACAACACCACTACTACTACTACTACTCCTGCGAAGTCAATTTGCCCTAACTGTGGCTACTGCCCGACTTGCGGAAGAAAGCAAGATCAGGAAGTTTATCCCTTACAGCCCTGTTATCCTTGGTATCCTGTCTATCCTTGGTATCCCCCAACCATCACATGGTCTATCACGACTGGAGTAAGCTAATGGCTTTGATTGAAGAAGTTTTCGAAAACAACGGCAAGCTGTTCACCGCCCACTCGGGACGGGAAGTGAAGAGGAGCGAGTGCGAGGAGAAGGGTGGGGTACTTTGGACCAAGCCGTCCTGTCTCCCCCTGGACGCGGTGACGAGAGAGTACGAGGACTAAGTGTTAGGCAGCCAAACGTCACTTTTTAGCCAACTTCGAGTCTCTGGTGGGGGAAACGCGGGTCCATTTGGTGGACACCCGACACTCACAAATCAGTTGGTGTCTTATTGGGCGTTTGAAGAATCTAGTGGGACTCGCTATGATTCTGTTTTGACCAGCGCAAAAGATTTGTCAGAGATAGGAGCGGTAACTGGGTCAGCAGCCGGAATGAATGGCGATGCCGCCAATTTTGTTGCGGGCTCTGGTTCGTACTTTCAGAATCTAACTTCAATTGTTGACTGGTATGATGCATGGTCGCTAGCTGGATGGGCTAAGCGTTCTGCGACTTCTTCCACTAGGATTTTGATTGCATGGCCCAATACTTTATACCAACTATATCATCGAAGTACTGGGCCAGGTGTACGGTCAACTTTTGCGGGGACAACGCTTACGAAGAATCTGGATGTTACTAGTTGGCATCACATCATTCTCACATGGGATGGGGTGGATACGGTTAGTTTGTATGTAAACGCTGACGCCGGGACTTCTGGTACTGCCTCACCAGCGGATCTGATAGATGGGATCTACGTCGCCGATGGTGATAATGATGGACTAATGGATGAGTGGGGAGTCTGGTCCCGAGTCCTCACCTCTCAAGAACGAGCCGACCTCTACAACGGTGGTGCAGGAGTGTTTTATTAATGCTTGGACCATCAACCAGCGTCTGGAGTGGAATCTGGCGACCTCACGGAGGAAGTGTCTACGCAGACGCAATCTCCGGGTGGAGGTTAGATGAAACTTCAGGCACTCGGGCAGACTCCATCGGGTCGAATGACCTGACAGATAACAACACGGTCGGCTACGCGAATATGGGGCCGGCTGGGACTGTGGCGAGTTTCGTAGATGCAAATACGGAGTATTTGAGCAACTCTAGTATTTTCCCAAACTCAGATTACAGGGAGTCTTTCTCAGTTCAAGCTTGGGCACGCCGAAGTGGAACTACAAATTACTCCTCGGTAATATCAGATCTTAACGGGCGGTTTTTCCTGTATTGGAATAATGCTAGTACTAATTTAGTGGCACGACTTCAGGGAGACCAAGTAACTGTTTCGTTGGCCTCGGATCTTTGGCATCATCTCGTGTTGGTTTTTGACAAAGCGGCAGGAAACACTAGAACGCTTTATATAGACGGAGAAGCTACTGTTATTACTCCGGTGACTTCTCCGACTGTCGGGGCAGCTTTGATAACGGTTGGGGCTCAAAGTGGGGGATCGCTTACCCATAATGGAGACATAAGTAGATGCGCGGTTTGGGAAGGCGCAATCAGTGCGAGTGTGGTTACTTCTCTTTACAACTCTGGCAAGGGCAAATCCTACGCCGACCTTACCACAGCTGAGAAGGTTGACCTATTAAGCTACTGGGACCTTGATGAAGCAAGCGGCACCCGTTATGATTCTCACGGGTCATACGACCTCACCGACAACAACACGGTAGGCAGCACCACCAACTCGTACCCTGCTAACCTCCAGGGAAGGGTGGCATATTTTGTATCTGCGAACAGTGAGTACCTAAGCCGAGCAGATGACCTTGGGGTTAATTGGTCTGGAGATTTGTCTATTGCATTGTGGTTCAATCCATCATCAGTAGCTGCGGCCTTCGAGATTTTCTCGTGGGTCGGAGATGGTATGCGCCTCTATTTTGCAAGCGGGGGACAGTTTCAGTGGTACATCGAAGGACTGGGCCGTGCTTTTGTCAACGGCGCAGCTGTTCCTGGACAATGGCGTCTCTTGGTCGTCACACAAAAGGATGAAGGCGCTGGCGTCTACACATACAAATACAGCTTCGACGGTGATCCGTTGACTAGTATTGCTTACACTAGCGGCAGCACGGACGCAACTGCCATTCGTGTCGGTCGTTACGGCGGCTCAGACTTGAATTTTTATCCCGGCGCTCTTTCAACCATCGCTGTGTGGCAACGCACGTTGTTAGACGTTGATGTAACCGCTCTCTACAACTCAGGAAATGGGACCTCTCTCCCATAAAGCAGGAGCCCTAATGGCAACACACACTCAGATCCAAACCGCCGCGGATAACTTCTGGACAACCCATAGCGCGAAGTTCACCGCTGTTCAAACTGACTACGCTTCTGGCCACTCCGGGAAGTTTTGGCAAGGCCTCCAGACCCACGCGGTCTACCCGGATGATGGGGGAGGACTCGACCCCGTGTTGACCTCCAGACCCACAGATCAGCTCGAACGATGGAGTGATGTGTTCACTGGTGGTCGTGCCCTCCCTTCCACCAACTGGCCGGTGTGCCTTCGAGTAGACGTATATGACGGCCCACAGGGCAAGGGATGGAGCATCACGGTTTTGTATACCAAAGGCGGACAAACCTGGGGAAGGACCTATCACATCGGCCCGGAAACTTGGCGAGAGCAAGCCTGGGCAAGGATTAGCTAAGGAGAAGGCCAGATGGCAAGTGAGAACGGATTCAGCGAGTACAAACAACTAATTCTGGCTTCTATGCAGGAGCAGGCAGAGTTCAGGAAGGAAATGGAAAAACGCTTCGACTCCCTTCACACGGAGTTTGTAGAGTTGAAAACCGAAGCGAAGGCTGCAAAGTGGTTTGGAGGGATCGCCCTCCCAGCAGTGATCAGTATAGGAGTGTCATGGCTTGGAAGAAAGTTGGGGGGCTAGCTCTAAGCCTTTGCGTCACCGCCTGTGGGACTATGCATCCATTCAGCAAGATGCCCGGGAGCAGTGGGAAACTCGACAAAACGCCACGAGTCCTTATTCTCAGGGGGCAGGCACCGGAAGTCTGCCGAACAGACGAGAAGCCCTTCCAACTCTTTTACTTCATCCATCTCAACTTCATGGGACCTCAGTCCCTCTGGGTGGAGGACGTCAAGCGAGGGGAGTTAGAGTTGTTCGGAGAGCACTTCACCCTCAAGGTCACAACCAAGGCGACAGCTGGGGCCTTGACCTACGTGGAGACGAAGTTCCGGACAGCACAGCAAAGCTACTCCATCACCACCAGGGTGATGGACTGTAAGGGAGGGGTAAGTGGAGAAGTGCGAGAAATGTGGGATAGAGCTTCAGATAGGCATGTGGCCTTACTGTAAGGGGGCTGCGGAAGACCATGAAACCTATCACCAAACCCATGGAGACACCAAGTCCTACCCCTTCGTGACGAAGCACTTCAACGGGAAGCCGATAGAGGTCACCTCCGCAGCGCATGAGAGAAGTCTGATGAGGGAGTATGGGGTGGTGAAGCGGGATGATGCGGGCTTCCTGGAGAAGGAATACCTAGGGTATAAT